TTAGAATCACCTAACTATCAATTCGCCGCGGCAAGATTGCTGTTATACGGATTGCAAAAACAAGTATACGGAAGATATGAACATGTTTCTTTAGTAAACATTATTGATAAAAATATCGAACGTGGTGTGTATGACCCTGCTATTAAGGACAAATATACACAAACTGAATTAAAGAAAATGAACACATGGATTAAACATGATCGTAACGAAGACTTTACATATGCTGGTCTTCGCCAGGTAGTAGACAAATACTTGTGTCAAGACAGAAGCAGTGGACAGATTTATGAAACTCCACAGTTTATGTACATGATGATTGCGGCTACATTGTTTGCTGAATATCCAAAGGAGACACGTTTACAATACGTGAAAAAATATTATGACGCGACCTCACTTTTTAAAGTCAACATTCCAACACCAGTCATGGCCGGAGTCCGTACTCCTATTAGGCAGTTTGCTAGTTGTGTTCTTGTCGATGTCGACGATACTCTTCCTAGCATTTTTAGTTCTAATTCCGCTATCGGTTATTACATTGCTCAGCGAGCAGGCATTGGTATCAATGCGGGCCGTATACGTGCGATTAACTCGAAAATCAGGGGCGGAGAAGTAGCACACACAGGTGTTGTCCCATTTCTTAAAGTTTACGAAGCAACAGTAAGAAGTTGTACACAAAACGGTGTGCGTGGTGGCAGTGCTACTACCCACTTCCCATTATGGCACTATGAAATTGAAGATATTCTTGTGCTAAAAAATAACAAAGGTACAGAAGACAACAGAGTACGTAAGTTGGACTATTCAATTCAACTTAACAAAGTGATGTATGAAAGACTATTGTCCGGTGGAGAAATAACTCTATTCTCGCCACATGATGTCCCAGGACTATACGAGGCATTCTATAGTGATCAAGAAAAATTTAAAGAACTATACGAACAATACGAACGCAAAACATCTATTCGTAAAAAGAAAATTGATGCACAAGAATTATTCACAGCACTATTAAAAGAACGTGCTGAAACAGGACGTATCTATATTATGAACGTGGATCACTGTAACAATCACAGTTCATTTAAAGATCCTGTTTACATGAGCAACTTGTGTCAAGAAATTACGTTACCTACCAAACCAATTCAGCACATTGATGACGACAATGGTGAAATTGCATTATGTATTCTTAGTGCAATCAACGTGGGTGCATTAACACTTAACAAAGAAAATTCAGAACTTGAAGAACTGTGTGACTTGTCCGTTCGAGCATTAGAGGAAATTATTGAATATCAAGGATATCCTGTTAAAGCGGCAGAGAAATCTACCAAGGCTCGACGCTCATTAGGTATTGGCTATATTGGCCTAGCACATTATCTAGCCAAGCACAAAGTCAAGTATGCCGATAAAGAAGCATGGAAACTTGTTCACGACCTAACTGAAAGTTTCCAATACTATCTGTTAAAAGCAAGTAATACACTAGCACAAGAAAGAGGTGCTTGTGAATACTTCAATAGGACTAAGTACAGCGATGGAATTTTACCTATTGATACATACAAAACAGATGTTGACGACATTGTTGGAAAGAAATTAAATCATGATTGGACTAGTCTTAGAAAGAGCATTAAGGCACACGGCTTACGGCACTCAACACTGTCCGCACAAATGCCATCGGAGAGCAGTTCCGTTGTGTCGAACGCAACGAATGGAATTGAACCGCCTAGAGGATACCTGTCCGTTAAGAAAAGCAAAAAAGGGCCTCTTAAGCAGATTGTTCCAGGCTATAACCAATTAAAGAATTTTTATACATTACTTTGGGACATGAAAGGCAACGAAGGATATATCAATATCGTTGCAGTTATGCAGAAGTTTTTTGATCAAGCCATTAGTGGTAACTGGTCGTATAATCCTTTGCAGTACGAAAACAACGAAGTACCAATGAGTGTAATGATGAAAGACATGCTGACAACATACAAAATGGGTTGGAAAACTTCTTATTACCAAAATACATATGACTTTAAAGGTGCAGAAGAAGAAACACATCAACCACAAGGTTTGGAAGATACACAGGTTGACACAAACACAAACGGTGTTACAATGGTAAATGGAACTAATGGTCATACCAATGGTGTCAATGGACATTCAAATGGTGAACCAGAAACAATCGCAGACGATTCAGAACATTGTGACGCCTGTGCTATATAGGACTTTATGACGAGAAAGAAAAAGGACACACAGACAAGAATGAGCAAAACAGTATTCAACCGAGAGAAGGTTGATTTCACCAAAGAGTACATGTTCTTTGGTGCAGATCAAAATACACAACGATATGATGTTTTTAAATATCCTGAGTATGACAAACTTAATCAAACCATGCTTGGATATTTTTGGCGTCCGGAAGAAGTTTCACTTCAAAAAGATAGAGGTGATTATCAAGAACTACGTCCGGAACAAAAACATATCTTTACTAGTAACTTAAAATATCAAACACTATTAGACAGTGTACAAGGTCGCGGTCCGTGTTTGAGTTTCTTGCCTTACTGTTCTAATCCAGAACTAGAAGGTTGTATTATTGCTTGGGACTTCTTTGAAACTATTCACAGTCGTTCATATACACACATTGTAAAAAATGTATATGCAAATCCTAGTGAAGTGTTTGACACTATCCTAGATGATGAGCGTATCATTGAACGTGCTATTAGTGTAACCAAACATTATGATGAATTTAATGAAATTGCTAGTAATTATTTTAACAAAGGCAAAGGCGATATCTATGATGTAAAAAAAGCATTGTATAAAGCCATGATGACCGTTAACATACTAGAAGGCTTGCGTTTCTATGTTTCATTTGCTTGTACTTTCGCATTTGGAGAGTTAAAGTTAATGGAGGGTAGTGCTAAGATTATTTCACTTATTGCACGTGATGAAGCAACACACCTTAACCTTTCAACACACATTCTCAAGCACTGGGCAAAAGGCGATGACGATCCGGACTTTAAAAAGATCGCAAAAGAACTTGAGCCTGAAGTATACGAACTTTGGCGTGAATGTGTTGAAGAAGAAAAACGTTGGGCGGATTACCTTTTCAAGGATGGTTCAATGATCGGATTGAATTCAAACTTGCTACACGCTTATGTTGAGTTTATTGCCAACAAGCGATTAAAAGCCTTAGGCTTGAATATGATTTATGATCGCCCACTTAACACTAACCCACTACCTTGGACACAGCATTGGTTAAGTTCTGCGGGTCTACAGGTTGCTCCACAAGAAACAGAAGTTGAATCATATTTGATCGGTGGAGTAAAGCAAGATATAAGTAAAGATACATTTAAGGACTTTAAACTATGATAGAAATATATGGAAAACCTCAGTGTCCCTTTTGCGACAAGGCAAAGAGTTTCTGCGAAACTAGAGGATTTAATTACACTTACAAATCACTAGGAACAGATTACACAAGAGAAGAACTAATGGAACAATTTCCAAACGCAAGAACAGTTCCACAAATTGTTATCAACGGAAAGAAAATCGGTGGCTATGATGCTTTTACGAAATACGTAGATGACACAGGATACAACGGAACAGGACACACACTATAATGTTAATTGAAGCACCATACAAAGACGGAGACATAGTTACACTTAAATTAACTTCCGGCGAAGAATTAGTAGGCAAACTTATTGAAGAAAAAGACGATGCTTACAAGATTAAAACTCCCCTTACACTAGTAATGGGTCAAGGAGGTATTGGATTACAACAATATCTTTTTACAGCAGAAGTAGACAAATCACACTTATTTCCTAAATCAAGTGTAACAATCATTACAAAAACAATGAAACAATTTGCTGAAGCATATCAACAGCAAACATCAGGACTTGTAACAGCACCTGCTGGACTAGGTGACGCTCTCAAAACAAAATAAATACTCGTATGCACGAGTTTGTTTTTAAAGTAAACGGAGAATTAATTACAGTTCACAGTTGGGAAGAAGTTCCTGAAAACTTTGATCATGTGATAAAATTCTTACCTGAAATTCCACCAGAACCAC